GATTGTTCGTCTTCTACTGCGTCAAAGCCGGAAACATAGTCCTGGGCTTGCGTGCCATAACGGGCTTCAACTGTGACCCCAGTAAAGTTGTAGTCGCTGGCTTGCGGGGCGGTAGGGTCTGCTCCAGAGCGCAGGACAGGGGTATCGGTTAGGTAAACGTCTTTGAGTAGAGCAACGTTATAGGTAGAAGTACCACGCGAATAGGCGCGGGCAGATGGGAAGCCCTCAATTTCGCCTTCACTGATTAGATCCAAGATGCGGGCATATGCCTTGGAGGCAAGGTTGTCCGCGTCACGAATTGGCGTCCGTGATGTGGCGTTGACCTGAACAGTTTGTTGGACAACGGTTTGTCCGCCGCCACCGCCGCCACCAGAACCAGCAATTCGTTTGGTCATCAGATGTTATCGGTGTCGATGCCGGCAGAAATTACAACCGAACCAACAAAAGTCTCGCCGTAAATCAATGGGACAGGAACACCTTGTTGTGAGGTGTTTTGGATGCCGCTGAAGCTGTACGACTTTTGCGGGTCTAGTTCAGTATTTTCTGTTGTTCCAAAATTGCTTGGTGTTGTTGGTCCAAGCTGACCAAGTTGCGGCGTAGGACTAAGAAGTTGTGAAACACCACCAAGAACAAGGGCAACACCAATCGAACCAATAGCCACAGATGCAGCAGCACCAACTGTGAAAGATCCAGCCAAGATATTTGCACCCAATCCCAAAAAACCTCCGCCAACCGGAGCAAGCAAAATTGCAGCAGCAACTAAACCAATGCCAGCCAAAATGCTTCCCGTTCCACCACCAGCACCGCCAACAACAGGAATGATTTGAATACGACTGGAGGCTGGATAATGTATTTCTTCTAGTTTTGATTCGTAGTTATCAACAACAACCTTGTAATACTGGTCGGCCATGTGTTTTTCAAGGCCGGGGAAGTTGGCAAGCAACATCCGAACTGCCTCGGCGGCGCTGCTGACCTCAGCCATGAAACTCCGCTGACCCACAAACTTGGCAAGCGGTCCGTAGAGCCTAACTTCTCGTTCCATAGCGCAGCACTCTACCCGTGCATTTTAAGAGCCACTCCCCTAATAAATCACGGCTTGACAGCCGCCCACGTAAATGATGCAGCACCGTCTGATCGCCCACGTACACACCAACGTGGTTCAGCTGGCTGGAATCAATCGCCATCAACAGCGCATCGCCCTTCTGTAGTTCCTCCCGTTCCACCTCGTAAAAGCCAGCCTCGCGCCAGCAATCATCAAACATCGGCTTGGCGTTGAACTCCTCCGGCGTGGTGGGACGATCCCAGTCAGGCAGCACAATTCCCTGCTCGCCGTACCAGTCACGCACCAGCGTCCAGCAGTCCGTTACGCCCCAAACCCATTCCCGTCCGATCAGCGGTGCTTTGTACCCTTCAGGTTTGCACTCGCCCCAGGCTTCGGTTTTGGGATTGACGATGTACCAGGGCAGCCCGGATTTTTCGCACGCCACACGGTCAGCCTCGCTGGGGTTAGGCGGTGTAACGGGGTGGCTATGGACAACACCAACCACTTCGCCCTTGTCCTCGGCGGCTGCATAGTCCGCAGGGTCAAGGATGAAAAAACCGTTGTCGGCGGCAAGATTGGTGCAAGGGATGTACCGCTGCCGTCCCTTGATGACCACCAGCAAACCGCAGGCTTCACGCGGATCCTCAGCCTTTGCGTGCTCCAGTGCAGCAGCTTTACAGCTTTTGTTCATCCGTTAAACGTACCGATGCCTGGGTAGCTTCCGAACGGTAGCTGGGCTGTGGTGCCAAATCTTGCTTGGCAACTGCTCAGACGCTTCCCGCAAACGTCATTGGCACTGGATGTGATGCGCTTGTCGTTTTCGTCAAAGTAGTCCGTGCCGGTGTAAGTACATTCCGCTGAGCGGTAAACCCACTGGCAGAGGTTGGCAATGCACTGACGCTTCGGGCTGCGGACACCAGCCAAATCAAATGCTGCCGCAAGTTCAAACTCCACCACATCGCGTGTTTCGCTGACCTTTCGGGAGACGTAGTAAATCTCATCCGGAAATTTGCTGGTGGGGTCTGGTGTGCCGTAAGGATTGGTGCCGCCAGGAAAATTAACGGCGTCGATGTAACGCACCAGCGTGCGGATGCGAGTCAGTTTTGCGCCAGCAAGGTCGTTACCTGGGGTCGTTGTATTGACGCTCAGCAGAACAGCGGTGATGCTGCCAAGCAGGTTGGATGTGCGGATCGTAGGGCGCGGCAGTTGCCCTTGACCGTTGTACTCAAAGCCGGAAACCTCAATCGGCAGGACTGAGTATGTGTTGGCGTTCCAGACGATGTTGCCGTTGGTGCTGAGGGCGTTGGTTCCGGCGTGAAAGCGGTAGGTAAATGCTGAGCCGTGCAGCGTGGCGTCCAGTTCCAGTTCAAACAGTTCAATAAGACTGCTTGGATTAATTTTTTGAAGTTCTGAAACTGGAACGGCCATTACGGTTCAAAAACTTGTTGAAAGGTTGCAGTAATTCGATTGATGTTGGCGTATTGATGTTCGCGTTGCCAACTGAGGCAAACCCATTTATATGACGTTGATTCGTCAATTGGTGTCCAATCAAAACTGGCAGCATCAACAGCGCGGGCATCAAAAAATGCCTCAATCGCATCCGCATCTGCATTTGATTTGGCAGTCCAAGTCAAATCCCATACCTTTGGATTCATGTGACCAGGGATGCCATAAAGCAAACGCTGCTCATAACCATCGCCAAATTGAACACGGCGAATCTTTGGATCTGATTTTTTAACAGCACCAAAGTCCGGCGTAGTACCGCCAGTACTTGTACCTACTGTGGCGTCATCAAACGTAGCCATTAGCTAAGCAAGCCTCCAGGACGTTTCTGCTTGATCAGTTCTTGCCGTACAGCAATACCAACGGCTTCACCCAGTTTATTGGCCTGTGCATTATCGCCTTGCACGCTGCTGCCACTTGCATCCACGTTGACGACAACACTGCCAATATCACTACCACCACGCATGGTTACAGGAATCGTGCGACCATCTGGCAGGGGCACGTAAGCCTCGGGACGGCTGCCTTCGCCGTACATGGCAAGTTGCGGACTGGAGGCAATACCACCGCCTGCATAACGGCGAAGTCTGAGCGGACCGCTGCCGGTCATGATGCCGCCCATGGCAAATTTGACACCGGCGTATTGCAAAGGATTTGCTAAGCCAGTTTGAGTTGATAATGACGAACCAATATTTCCAGCGGCAAAAGATGGATTTGTAAATGTTGAAGATGCGCCACCGCCAAAATAATTACCACCAATGCCAGGCAAAGATGGTGCAAAAAGATTTTGGAAGAAAGTCATTATTTGCAGTTTTAGGTAATCAGTAATCATTTGAATTACCATATTTTGGAACGACTTTGCAATATCACCGAACAATTGTGCCAATGTCTCGCGAGCAGATTGCGCTGAAAATACAAGACTTGAAAAAGCATTGCTAAAACTATTTGCCAAGCCATCCGCCAAGCCAATTAACTGTGGTTGTATATCAGCGAAAGAATTTTTCAGTGCTTCAATTTCTTCTTTCATCCTTCCAAACATTGTTATTGGCTCAACACCTTCTTTGCCATAGCTAGGCAAGGTTTCATTTATTTGTTGAACAAGTAAAGCAGCGGCAATTGCATCATCATTTTCTTTTTTCAAAATAGCTGCTACCGCTGCTTCTCGATCAATCCTGATTCCCTGCAGTGCTATTTGCGCAGCAGTTAAATCAACACCTTTCTTTCTGCCATCAAGTATTTGTTCTTCAAGTGCAGTTTCTTGATCAATCAGAGCATTCCTAGTAAGCACAAGACCTGTGCGTTCTTGCTCAATACGTAAGCGATTTGCTTCTGTAAGATTTCCGGTTTTGAGTGCTTTTTGGATTTGCCCTTCCGATATAAGGATATTGTTTAATAACGCAGCGCGGGCTTTGTTGCTTAATCTGCGACTCAAAATATCAATAGTGCGACCAAATTCTGTTTGCAATTTATTTGCAGCAGCTTTGGAGTCTTTTGATGTATCAGCAACAATTCCAGGAAGCTTAGAGGGTGGCTCTTTGCCCGCAGGTGGAGTTGGAGCCGGAGTTGCCGCTTGAATTTGCGCCCGCAATCTCTGCTCTTTTCCTACTGCTTGTGCATATTCAGTTGCCAAAATTGAACCACGTTGCGCTTTTTTTGCTCCCGCTTTTTCATAATCTTGTACAAGTTTTGACTGCGCTGCAAGTTCAGTTTTCATTCTTGCTAAATCTTTTTTGCCAACTACTGCGGCAAATTCATTAAATTTGCGAACCGCCTTATCAATTACATTGACAATATCCGTAAAAATATTTTGAAATCCTGCGCCAATTGGCTTCAAAAGTTTACCCACACTTTCACTCAGCCTGGACAATGAAGTCCTAAGGCGATCGCCTGCTGCGTCGGGACCATCTGCAATAATTTTTGCATTTTCACCATATTGCTTAAATAATGCGTCGGCAAATTTTTGGAAGTCCAACAGGCTTACTTGACCCTTCTCAAGCATCTTGTCAAGTTCTTGCGGCGTCTTACCCATTGATTTAGCAAACAAGCTGAATGCACCGGGCAAGCGTTCACCAATTTGCTGACGAAGTTCTTCCGCCGAAACTTTGCCTTTGCTGAAAACTTGGGACGTTGCAGTTAGCGCAGAATCAAGTTGCTCAAGTGAACCACCGGTGCCGCGAATACCGGATGCAATGCCCTTGAAAGCAGTCTCTGCATCTCTAACATTTCCGCCAGCACCTTTTACAGATGCAGTTAATTGTGTGAATTGACGAGTAAGAATCTCTTGCGGAATTGCAAAATCACGACTTGTTTTATCAATAAATCTCAATGCACGTTGGTATTCGCCGGCGTCTTTAGTGACTAATTGAAGTGCTTGACGTTGTTTTGCAATTTCAGCCGCATAGGTAGCCGTGCCACCCAAGGCTTGACGAGCCATGCCAAGTTGAGCGCCAATCGCACCGCCAGTAGCGGCACCCAACGGACCGCCAAATGCTGCGCCGATACCAGCACCTAACAGACCTTCAACACCGCCGAAAATACCAGCAGCAGAAATCGTTCCGGCAGTTCCAGCAATTTGCCCAAGGCTCAGTCGCCTTCTTGCTGAAGGAGGCAATGCGGGACCAATCGGCTGAGCATATTGCGTGCCAACAGCACGAAATTGACCTGTACCGCCAGCAATCAAAGCGCCAGTACGTGGATCACGAGTGCCTAAAATTTCACCTGCATAAGCCGCACGCTGCTCCATGATTTGGCGGCGACGAGCATCACGCCTTGCCTGGGCATCAGCCTCTCGTTGCTGCTGCGCAATTCGCCCTGCATAATCCGGCGGCATAACCGGACCAATGGGCGCTCCGTATTGAGTGGTGCCAGCAACACCTCGATAAGCACCGGTCAGCGGGTCACGGAGTAAACCCGTTGTTGTCCGCATTGCAGCGGCAGCCTGATTTGCGGCACTGGCAATATTCCTGAAATTTGTCGCAACCGCCCTTTGATTGTTCTGGAAACCGTTTAACTTCGCATCCAGAGCATCAGCTTCTTGACGCGCAATACGAAACTCATCGGATGTCGTGTCAACACTGTTGGCAATTTCACGCCAAGCAGATGCATAGCCCTTGAGGTTATTGATGCTCTGAGCAGAACCAGCTTGAACCTTTTTGAGTTCCTGCGCTAATTCTTTGAAATTTACATTTGCTGCCGCAGTCTGCTGTCCAAGCGTCTTGAACGTGTTTTGCAGCTTGACGAGTTGATCGTCACCTTGCTGCCGAATGCGTACAAGCAGTTCAGTGACTTGGCTCATTTGCGGCTCGCATTCAAAACGGCAAGGGCAGCCATTTCCATCACCTGCACGCCTTCAAAGATGGCAACAGGATCCTTGACTGAATACAGCTTACAGAGCCATTCAAGACTCGGGTAGTTCAGCCCTGTCAAACCCGCCATGCTCGTGTGCCATTGCGTAGACATGCGGATAAACATCAGGACGATGTCCCAGTTTTCCTCCCAGACCTCGCAATGCTCTGGCTTGCTTTCAGCCAACGCAGCAGCAATCTGCTCAGGACTTGCACCTAAAGCCTTCAGGTCAGCCTCACGCTCGTCAACTACGCCGCCCTTTGCCCAGTATTCAGCGGCGGCTTTTAGTTTTTTGCGGGTGCCCCAGTCACGCTGTCGGCATAAGCCTGAATCAGCGCCTTCATGACATAGGGATCGTCACACAGTTCTTTCTTGGTTTTTTGAGTAAAAGCAAGATCCTTGCCTTCCTCATCCTTGATGCCATCCCAACCTTCAAGGATCCCATCAACAAGAGCGTCATCACCCTTGTCAACAAGATCGTTGAAGGTGGAACGACTCATCTTCTTGAAGACTGCATCAAACGTTTGTTTTTCAAACTTGCCGCCGTCAATCGGTGTTTCCACCGTCACAGGCCACTTGTAAGACGCAGTCTTCTTGAGGACGAAAGCCATGAAGAATCAGGTGAATACCAGAGACATCTCGTTGTTGCCAGCCGTCGTAGGCAGAGCCAGGTACGGCATCGACAGGGAGATTACTCCATTAGTATCACCATAGCTGCAACCGGTGATATCGGTTTGAGCAGCGTTCATGGTTACGATGTTGCCGGCAGTAGCGCCCAGCACGATGCTGGTGTTGCCAGTGGCGACCGCGACAGCCTTGGCAAAGAAGTCTGTGGTACCAATCGCAGGAGCCTCAAGCACGCAGGTGCCGCCTGGGGCGCGGTTGGTGATCAGAACCTCTTTGTTGGAGGCAGTCTCCTTGTACAGCAACTCGTTGTTCAGAGCCAGGTCAATGGACTCAATGCGGCTGCTGGTGACGCCGTGGAAGGTTGCGGTGGTGACGTTGGTGTCGTTCACCTCGATGGCTGCAGCCTGATTAGCAACGGTGAAGGTGCCGCTTAGAGCAGTGCCATCAGGAGCGTTGTAGATACCGATGAACTGGAAGCTGGCAACAGCAAACTGACCAGCAGTCAGATTGAAGCTGACAGTACCGCGAGCACCGGTAATCTTGTGTTGAGTGCCGTCGTAGAAGCAATAGATCGTGGCAGAACTAAAGCTGCTGCTAACTGGAGCGTAGGTAGCACTGGTGCTGGTTACCAGAGTCTCAGACAGGCCACAAGCCTTGAGCAGCGGACCAAAGGCAGGAGCAGTTCCAGCGACGCCAGAGCCAGCCAGTTCCACATCAAAGGTCACGCTGACGCGCTTGTTCGCGACCAAGGTGCCACGGGTGCTGTTGCCGAGGAAACCTTGATACGAAGCAGCCTGAACATTGTCAGACTCAATCGGGGTGACTTCAAGATTGGTGACTTGAACGGCATTGTCCGTGCCCGTAGGCGAAGGATCGGTGCCGTAAGTTGACTCAATCTTCGCAATCAGAAACTTCTTCCGAGTCAGTGCCATCGGTGGTAGGAGCGGCGGGTTCTGTGATCAGTGTAAGTTTCCCAGACTTGGGGTCAAACAAGTAACTGCCGCCCACTCCGGGATTGGGAACTTCCTTTTCAAGCTTAGCCATGATGTTAAGCAGTAGTTAGTGAAGTCCTACTCGTGCGATACCGCACAAGAAAGTCTTGGCTAATAATACCCAAAGGAATATCGGCTTCATACAAGCTGAAATCAGTACGGTCAGGCGTCAAGTCAAGGGCGTAACCGTTGACCGTTTGATCTGCCATCAATTTGGCGTGAACTTGCTGGGTATAGGTATCTGAATCGTCATCAGGAATAGCAGCACGCACCAACGTGGTGATCCGCACGCGCATCGTCCAATCCAGCTTGTCGTAGAAATTGGTATCGACCGGTTGATCGTTGATCGGCTCGACAATGACAGCAGGCACCTCACCACGCGCCAGAGGCTCTACACGGCTTCTATAAACCGTTGCACCGGTGATGCTGCTCAGATTGCTTGCGATCCGCGCAAGGATCAATTCGCGGCGTGTGTCAGCCATGATCAGGCAGAAGCAACTTGAACAACAGTGCAGATCACACCAGGAATGCTGGGATGTGCAAAGGGGCTGCTTCCAGCGGCTTCAGCGTGAATATACGCCTGCGTATTTGATGTTGCCCAAATCAATTCCAAATAATCATTGGCAACAACTGGAAGCACAAAATTAACAGTGCCAATTACATTGCCCGGAGTGCCGCCATGGCTTGCAATAATGCTGAACTTGCTGTCTGATGCCGGTACATCACCAGTTGAACCGCTGTCGTTTTTGCGCAGCCAAACGTTTGTGTCATGAATTAGCGTATCGTCATTTGTGAATTGAATTGAAAACGTGAGGCTATAAACACCAGTGTGATCAAATGTGATCCGAGAATTGGAAACAATTGAAATGCCGCGACTTGCCGTATCAGTCGAACGCAACAAAACAGATGTTGGCGTATTTGCAGTTGCGGTTTGAGAAGTTAAATCCCAAAAAGAACCCCAGTAACCTGGCGCACTGAAATACGGGAGTTTGCTCCAAGGCGAAACACCATTGCCAATTTTGACGTTATTGGTTGTTTCTTCAATTGCAGCTTCACCCGCAAGCAGCACAGGGTTAGAAGCTGACCAGTTGCTGCGGCTGTTGACTTTGAAGATGCCGCTCATGTCACACCTTGCTTAGCAACAACTCAGAAAAAAGACCGTCGTCCACTGGACGATTTTCGCGGACGGTATAACCTGCACCGCCAACTGTGATTGAAGTGCCGCGAGAGGCAGAACTCACATCAGAAGTCTTCGCGTAAAGCAAATACTCCCGACTTAAAGCCATGCCTCCCGCCAACACCTCCATGGGCGAATCCAGAATGCCAACAAAACTTGCACCGGCTCCGATTTGGCAAGTAACGCCAAACTCGTCAACGTTCAAGAATGCCAGCGTATCTGAAATCGCCATCAGGATCAGTTGCCGTACTTCTTGGAAGCAAGGCCAAGAACAGCGACAGCGCCAGTGCCGGTGCCACCAGAAACGGTGAAGTACACACGCACGTAACGCTTAAGGTCGTTGCTGTTCAGGTAGATCTTCTCGCGGAAGGCGGTGTTGGCAGCAGCAGCGGTGAAACCACCACCAGTGATGTCAACAAAGTCGCCAGAAGTCGTGGTGTCGCTGTGCTGCAGTTTGGCAGTCAGGGTCACACCAGAACCAGCAGCGGCGGCAGAGATGATGAAAGCGATATCGCCTTCAAAATCGTTGTCACCCTGCAGGTCCACATAAGCCGGAGTGCCAGCGCCGGTGGCCGTAACCACAGCGTTGTCATTCAGGCGAATCAGAGTGGTCTTGGATCCGAGGTTGTGGATCATTGGTCTTTCTCCGTTTGGGAGCGGGTTTGCTTTGAACAGATTCTGGCTGCTCGTCAGCCGTAACAACAACTTCCTGAGAAAGTGGAGCGGGAATGGCTTTCTGGATGCCGATCAACAGCAATGCTGATCTTTGATCGGTTTCAACGAAATCACCAACTTTTACCTCTTTGAGGTCAACGATGGTGTTACGCAGCATTTGAATGCGCATTACCCGCTCCGCAATCATCAGGAAATCTTGCAGATGGACTCAGGATGACGGATAGCCACGTCATAGTCCTGCATGGCCACCACACGCACGGTGCCAGAGGCAGAACCGGTGTAGGGGTCAACCATGATGTCCAGACCGCTCCAGAAGCCGATCAGGATGTCGCTGAAGTTAGCGAACACCGCAGTGTTGTTCGGCATGGAGTTGGACACGTAAGCCGGGTAACCGTTGATGGTGTTGTTGGCTTCGTAGATGAAGTTGGCGGTGGTGCCGGAAGCAGACTTTTCAGTCGTCTTCAGGGTGCCACGCAGAGCCGAGTTCATCAGATAACCGAGGCTGCCCAGCAGGGCGTTGTCGGTGCTGAGGCTGGCTTCAGCGTTCACGTAATCAGCGAACGTGGTATAGCCGGACTCGGTGTTGATACCGGTCACGTTCAAGAAGCCCAGCGGGTAAGAGGAAGCACCAGTGCCGTTGATGGCTTGGTTTTCCACTTCGATGGCGATTTGCTGAGCCAGATCACGACGCACGAGGTTCTCGATGTCGATGCTGGATTGCAGCAGCAGACGCCGGGAATAATCAGTCAGTGCGCCAATGGTCCGGGGCTGCATTGTCACCTGATCCACGGTCAGTTGGGATTCGGTGATGCTGCTGGACTCAGCCACGTGATACACGGTTGCGCCACCCGATTGACGAGGCAGAGCCACCATGCCTTGCAGGCCGGTCATCACAGTTGCGCCAGCGGTCTGCAGCACAAGAGCCTTGCGGAGCAGATCGATGAAGCTGTCGCTCATCAGGTCGGTGGCAACCAGATCACCACCACCGGAGGCAGAACCCACGGTCAGATCGCGGCGACCATAACCCAGCACATCGGCGGGGATCAGGATGCCACGGGCTTCTTTGCCGGACTTTTGCTGAGCAGCACGGCTGACTTCAAGTTCGAAACCAGCAGCACGCTGAGCCTCTTGGCTATTGGGGTGAGCCAGAGCATTGATGGCACGGATGAAGGAGAAATCACGCTTCTCCTTATCGGACATGCCGATTTCAGCGTCCTTCGGATTCAGGGGCTTTTCCTGAACACCCATCTTCTCCAGAAGGGCAGAACGCAGTTCATCCAGACCACGGGAGTTAGCAATAAACTCCTGAGCCATTTCGATGTTCTTGGTGCGTTGACCAAGGGCAATCATTTCGGCCACTTCCTTAGCTTTGGCCTGAGCGGCCTCAGCGCGGATAGCCTCAATGTTGTTGAGGTTTTGATCCACGGTTGTTACTCCGTTGGGTTGACTGGGTACGGCTGAGGCCGTTTCCGTGCCTTCATTATGAGAGAAAGCGCGGCCTATGCCCACTGACTCGTCAGCAGGCACGGTGACCAAACTTATCTCAAAGGGTTGGAAGTTGGTCGCTCGATAAGTCACTGGTGTAGTGGACTCATCGGCTTCCATTGAGTTGATCTTGTAGCCGAAACTGACATTACGGATGATTCCATCCTTGATCAGTTCCTGCATTTCGCGTCCAAGTTCATTGTTCGCGAGTTTTACACGTGCATAAGCACGCTTGTTTTTGATATACGCCTTTTGAACAACACCAACAATGCGATCAGCATCGTGTTGATAAAGAAGAGGAGCACCGTCATTCAGGCGCGTCAAGTCCATGGACTTTTCATCCATGTTCAGTACTTCCATGCCGTAGTAACGCTCAACCGGCTTTTCGCTTGCAAACGAGAATTCCAGCATCCGATCTTCGGCGTCAGAGCGGAATTCAGTAGCCAGTGAACGCTTTAGTGTTTCACCTTCAAAGAAACGAAGAGCGGCAATTTTACGCAATTCAGAGACACGATGACCAACAACGGTATCGCTTTCTGCATAGCCATCACCGTCTTTTTTGTACACGCGAATTAAAGCGGCGGGATCTTCTTCAGATGCATTGATCGTAAACGAAGAATCCGGCACTTCAATAACGCCTTCTTTGGCAATTCGAGTGATCTTACCGCGTGCGGTGCCACCGCTGGAATCCCACTCAACAAAATCACCAATCTTCAGCGCATCAGGAGCAGCACGTTCTTCACTGCGCTCACCAGTGGCTTCTTCAAATGAAATGGCGCTGAAGTCATGATCGCTCAGCCATTGGCGTGCTTCGGCTGGCGTATAACGCTTGGCATCAAAACGAATCGCTTGGATTTCAGACTTGCCGTCTTTGATGCCATAAATGAAATCAATGCCCGGACCACCTTCGTCATTGACGCGACGGATGGTGTCGTACTGATCAGGATCCTTCAAACGAGCAGCATGCTCATTCGGGTAAGGACGCTCGTCAATGATTTCATCCATGGCGCGTTCGCGTGCTTTTTTGATGGCTTTGGATTTCATGTTGCTCCAGTTTTGACCGGAGTCACCACCCCATGCTGCCCATGCTACGCGACCCGGTGAGGGATAGTCATCACTATCAGGGCGGAATCCTTTGCCTTGTTTATCTACTTCGTGGCGTGCAAACCAAGCCGCCATCGTGATCACAGTCTCAGGGCTCAATTCATCACCACTGAGAATTTGACTGGCGCGGGTAGCAGCAACATTGGTGCCACCGGGACGACCCTCTTGTTTCCATGCGCGATAACGCCGCGCTTCAGCCTTCATGCCTTCCGTAGGCGTAAGGTCAATGGTTTTCTCGCCAACCTTTGCCATCAGTCGATGTCCTCAAGTTCAGGTTCTTCCTCATGTTCTACAGGATGTTCAGTAGCTGGTACAGGAACAGGTTGACTGACACCACTATTGGAAACCTGCGACGGATCAGTGTCGAGCACAATGCCAAGTTCATCAGCCACAGCAAGTTCATGCTGTCGTTGACGCATTTGATCCTCAAAATCACCGCCATGCAGGGCGATCACCTGCGACAACGTCATGATGCCGGAGCGGATCAATTCCTTGTACGCAGCAGCTTCTTTTTGCGGGTCAACAAACTGCGCGGCCGGTGCAATCCACTTGGCTTCTTCATATCGCTCAGGATTTGAATCAAAGCCCGGCAGATCTAGCGCACCAGCCAGCACCGCCATTTCAAGCCACTTTTCATAGACCTCTTCGCAAAGCGACTCAATCAGATATTGCTGGAGCGTTTTGTAATGCGTTCTTGTTTCTAAAAGTTCAAGTCGCGAAGAACTGTAGTTGCTCTGAGAGAAATCGCTCGACACTTGCGTGTAAGAACAACCAATCCCAGCAGCCACAGCCCGAAGCATTTGCTGCACAAAAGGAGTAAATGCATCGTCGGGGCGATTTGGAGTGAAGAACTGCATCTCCTCTCCAGGAGCCAGACGGCGGATGCTTCCAGGCGAGAAGTCGAGGACAGACTCCTGATCAAACGTGCCATCCTCAAATAACTCCTGATCTGGCGTTTTCACGAACGCCATCATGCTGCTGCTGGCACGGGCAGCGACAATCTCAGCTTCTTCGTATCCAGACAAATTACGAAGACGCATGATCGCCGTAGCAAACGCGCTAACACCACGCGTCTGACCAGGGCGCTCAATCAAATACAGGTGGATGATGTCATCAGCCGGAATGCGAATGCGCTTCTTGACTGCTTTGTTCGCGTAGCTGAATTGATAATCGCCAGGGTGGTAATCAAAGAAGTGATAGGCAACAGGGCGCCCCCACTTGTCAATCTCCACCCCCATCCGAATCTCGTTGCCGTTGTTCGCAATGGCGTTGTAGTCATCATCAAGAAGATCGGATTCGATGATTTCCAGCCCCAGCGGTACTTTGCTGTTGCCGAAAGATTGCTTGACAAGGCGAATGAACACCTCGCCAGACTCCAGCATCGATGTGACGCAGAGCCGTTGGATGTCGTACCAACTCAACTTGCCGCCGCAATGGCAACGCTTGGCACTCGTCCAGCGATCAAATTCTTCTTCAATACGGCGATTGATGTCATCAGCAAGACGCCCACCGCGCTGCATCCGCACCTGTGCCTGCATGCGAATGCCGGTGCCCACCACGTTGTTCTTGACTGCCCGCAAAGATGCCTTGGCGAAATCAGAATCACGAACCAGTTGACGTGCGCGATTGCGCAACATCCGAATGCTGCCGCGAATCTCGCTATCAGCAGAGGTGGCTTGACTGATCCAATCGGATGTCAGGCGATTGTTCTGCGCAGCGGCATATGCACGCTTGAGATACGAATTCTTTTGCTGCGCTTCGTCCAATTGCTTACGCAGCGCGTTGGTACGCCCGAATCCAAAAATCGCCATTAGGTGAACCTCACTTTGGCAAGACCGGGATTGCCAAGACCTTGGCGAATCTTGTCCCGCTTCCGCTCCAATGTGACTTCATTTTTAAGGTCGTCACGCAGTTGCAGCAACTCAACCATCTTGTAACGACGCAAACTGCGACCACCAATGGTGTATTCCTGCACCATCCCGCCTTGGGCAAGCGTGCGGATAGCAGCTTCGACGTAGCTGAGGTCAATTTCAGCGCGGCTGCGATCATCAAATGCACCGGGACTGCCGGTGTACGACGCAGTCGCCTTGACGGTGAACTGACCGCGCCCAGCGGTGTATTGGAGGGTGCTGTAGGTGGCAATTGCCTGCCAAGTCCACAGCCCAGCATCAAAGTTGGCGGTCGTGGCAGCAGGAACGGTAATGCGCCAGCCCGTGCTTTCGGCGGTGCCGGTGATCGTGGTGCCCTCAGAAGCGACGTTCGTGCGGGCATACCACTTCATCGTGTACGTGCCACTGTCGATGCTGGTGCCAATTGCATCCTTGAACGCAGGCACGTCAAAAACGACGGTGTCACCTGCATAAATCAAATCAGGGACAAGGATGCTCACCAGCTTGTCACGAATGATTGTGCTCGCCTTTGAAGTCTACGCTGAGGCGGGCGGTATGGCGACTCTATTGGCGGTTTCGCCAATTCCTGCGTTGTATTGGCATTTTTTGCGGCATTGGCAATACCACGCTCGAATTGCTCAAAGATCGTGTTCCTGTTGAACCGCATGTACAGGAAGTGCAATGCGGCATAGCTGTATACGAATGTATCAAGCGCCTCGTTTCGATCACCGGCTTTTTTCTTCCATTCACGAACCGCAAAACCCTTGACGTAGCGGACAACCTGGCGTTCCGATGTGATCTGTTTGAAGTACTCCTGACCAGCTTCAGCGTGGAAGTGAATGTACCCAGCACCAGGCTCGTTGTGCTTCAACCGACCAAACAACGTTGATTTGATCGTGTCAGTGCCCACCGGGAACACCTCAGCGGAATTTTTCAAAACTTGCCCTTTGTAGTTAATATCCACCTTGGAAGGCTTCCCAATAGGCGGTTTGTTCCGCACCGATTGTCCTTTCAAAGCAAACACTCCTTTACCTTTTCGGCTTCTGGCATACGCATAAACTTCGCTTGTGAAGTGACCGCCGGAATCCACTCCAATTGCCGAAACTTTGAGTCTTCCGCCATCGGCATGCGGGTAATCCCTTAGCACGAGGTCATCAACTTGTTCCCACAACTTTTGTCCGGCTGGGTCGCCGTAAATCTCTGTGTGACTGATCAACCAGCACTCCTCACCAGCGCCCCACGCATAAAGCCCAATCGCGACCCTGTTGTCCTGTACGTCAACACCAGCAGTCAAAATACTGGCACCCTTGGGCACTTCACCGGCGGGGTAGAACTCGGCTCGCTCAGAAAGGCTATCGGCACCAAGTTTTGCCCCAGTTTCTTCCTCCCAAGTCTCGCCCAGCACAGTGTTGACAAAGGTTTTGAGCAACGGCGCGTCGTTCTTCGCACGTAAAAATTCGCTAACAATTTCTTCCCAACTTTTCCACCCAAGTGGTGAATATAAAGAAGAAAGATGGAATCCTACGGTTCGCGGATCTTGGCTAATTGCCGTCGCTCGCCATTCGCCTTTGCGAAGCATTTCGCTCTTGAAATGCTCTGGTATGTGCGCCCCGCAAGCCTCGCAGACATACGCAGCAGTCTTTGGATCACCGTCACGCCACTGCAGATTCTTCCACTGCAGCCATTGCATGTGATCGCAATGCGGACAAGGGACGAAATATCGACGTTGATCCGACGCCAAATATTCCGTCTCAATCCGGCTCGTATCCTTTACCGTTGGCGTGGAGGTGAGAATAATCTTCCGCCTGGAAAAGGTTGACGCACGTCGTTCAGCCAATGCACAAGGGTCACCCTCACCATCCACATCACTCGGGAAAGCATCAACCTCGTCAAGAAGCACCCAGCGACAAGGAGCAGAGCGCAACCCCGTAGCAGAGTTGGCACCCGTGAGAAGAAGGATGCCACCAGGGAATTCCTTGCTGAACATCGTGTTGCCTGAATCCCTGCTTCGAGCAGGAGCGACTTTGTCGGCAAGACACGGTGTCTCATGAATGAGTGAATCGAGGCGCTGCTTACTCAGCCTTTTAGCCATCTCAATCGTCGGCTGCACAAAAAGTGCTGGTCCGGGCGCATGCGCAATCATGTAACCCACAACGTTATTGATGCCCTCCGTCTTGCCAAGCTGTGCGCCAGCCATGAACACCACCTTCTGCACCGCCGAGTTGGCAGACATGCAGTCCATGATTTCCCGGAGGTAAGGAGTCCTTTCCGTCCGCCACGGTCCAGGCTCGGCACTCGCCTTGTTTGACAACATTCGGTACAAATCTGCCCATTGCGACACCGTCAAATCGGGGTCAGGCTTCAAGCCATCCCGAAAAGCACTGCGGTACACCAGGGCTCCGTCAATCATTTGTCAACCTCAGCTGCGCTCTTTGTCAACGTCTCCAGCGCCTTGCGAATCTCTTCAGTCAACGTCTGGTGAATAACGACCGGATCGCTTTCAGCGGCAAGTTGATTACTAACCCGATCAGGAATATTACCCAGAGCATCCCGTACAGCACGAGCAGCAGTGAAAGCCTCACGCTGAACACGAGCAACTTCCACCAATTGCTGCTCTTTGACTTCAAGATCAAGACGAGCAAGTTCAGCACGGAAATGCTCTGACTTGGCTCGACTCTCGTTGAAGCTTGGAATCTCAAGTTCATCCGATTTCTTACGCGTGGGACTCGTTGAGACAAGTGGATTGCCTTCGGTGTACGCCTTGATGGCTGCTTCCTTATCCCATTCGATCCTGTTACGGACAACGGTGAAGCAACCATCGAAACGACCTTGGCTCTTCATCTGACTGACCCGCGCCACGGTGATCCCGAGGGCTGAAGCCAGTTCCTTGCTGTCGCAGATGGGCATGATGCCAATTTAAGCCAATTAGCGCCAAATTAAAAGGAATAGCTGCCATTAGTGGATTCCGGGGCATATAATGGTCAACTTTTGATTTTTTGAGTTTGTATTAGTCTCAGGTGAGATTGTTGCGAGACGTGTACATCTGGCGCTAGCGAAATGAAGGGGTTCGAAATTACC